GAAGGTGAAATGATTGATGAGAGAAGAAGAGAAGATAAAGGCACTCCAAGAAAACCACGCGATAGAGCATTTGAATTAGTTGCAAACTCTATGGGTACTGCTAGAATGGGAGTTAAACCTAGAGGACAGAAAAAAGAACCAGGAAAAAAACCACCTTCTGCTGGTGAATATGGTTCTGAAAGACGCTCGCCAGATCAGATTGTAAAAAATAATCGTGAAATTAAGAAACAAGGACAAGAAAACATGAGTTCTAGATTTGACTGATTACTAAATAAGACAGGATACTCTTCACACGAGGTTATTATGTCAGCATTAATCGCATGGGCAATAGCCAACCAAGCACTTATCGCAACTGTTCTTTTTGCAGTTTCTGAAGCACTTGGAGCAAATCCAAAAGTCAAAGCAAATGGTGTTCTTTCACTGATTCTTCTTCAAGTTCAAGGACAACTGAAAGCAAAGGGTGCTAAAGATTTAACTCCTTGAGTTTTTAACTATAAATTATAAAGGAGACCAAAACTTGAGGTCTCCTTTTTTTATAAATATTATCAGAACAGAATTTTATAGGTAAAAAATATGGCTCTTTGGGGCATCGGTACAGTAGCTGAAAATGCTACAAACAATTATCAAATTCCAAAATATTTGCATACCGTTGATAGAAATAGAACTCAACATAATGTTTTTGCAGATTCTAGAGGTTGGGTACAAAGACACTATAAATCTGCAGAGAATTCTGGAATATCAACTCGCTATTATGATGAAGTTCTGGTAGATGTAACAGGATTATCAACTACTGGTGGATATTATGCTTCGATTGGAAGCACTGCACATGGACTTGGATTATCAACTCCATGCGCTATTTTCTTTGAAGATCCAAACAGAGCATCTAATATTTCTGTTGGTTCTGGTGGAACTAATTTTGTTTCTGCTGGTACAACTGCTTATGTTCATTTAGTTTTTAATGAACTCATTTATTGTGGTGCTGGTGCAACGGTTGGTATTCTTGGATTTAATACCACAGGAACTTTAAGTACAGGTATTGTTGGATATGCTGCATCATTGACACCAGGAGCTACAGTTGCAAACTGGTCATATCAGTATGTTGGTAATGGATCAACTACTGCACCTGGACCAGTATTGACCACGAACTTTAATGGACAAATAACCAACAGAGTTGCTTTTGCGTTTACTGCTACTGCTGGTATTGGAACTGTTCTTAAAATTAATCTCGGTCAGGCTATAGTTGGTGTTCTTACCGATATTGTAGATGGCACTGCAGTAACAAAAACTCTCACTACTGATCTTATTAGAAATATTGGTGGTGCTGGAACTTGCTTCTCAGTTCAAAAAGATGGTTCAACCCCAGTTGGTATTGGTACTACTACCCTAACAGTTAAAGCATGATATGATATGAGATTTGATGAATTGAATGAAAGCAATTATCTGCTTTTTGCTATAAAATTCTATGATAATCCTCAAGCAATTACAAGGGAGGATTTTGAAGATGATTTAAAGCGAATTAAATATATTAAAAGGTTATTAAAGCGTTACAAAAATACAGGTGAACTTAAGACTCATTTAATCTTAAATCACCTGACTGTTTTATTTAATGTTTTTAATGATGCTACTGTTCCTTTACTTTTTTATAATTTAGAAAAAGAACTTTGGCCATCTATAAAGAGTTTTTTAATATTTTTAAATAGACTTCCAGAGTATCCTAAAACTGAAATTAATAATATAGTAAAAGATGATAAGTGCTCATCTCAACTGGAATCAATCTAATGGATATCAATAAAATTATTTCTATTATAAGAAATCTTAAAGAAGAGGGAATGATTTCTGGTGGGCCAACAAATGCGCTTGGTGCAGGTAAAATTGCTGGAACTGTGGAAGCAGGGGACAATCCTCCAGTAAGAAAGAAAAATAAATACATTTATGGAACTGGATTCCGCAAAAATTGGTTGCAAAAAAGAAATCCTCCACAATAATCAGAACAATGTTCCCACCATCATCTACCGAAACAAAAATAGCATTACTTGAAGAGCGTATTAATGTTTACGAACAGATGATGCAAAGAATTGATACTGCGATTCAAAAAATTGGCGAGACAAGTCAAAATATCAGTCAAATGCTTGCTATTCATAATGAAAAGATTGAGCAGTGTAATAGGACAGACAATATAATTGTCAATATGATTGAAGACATTAAAAAATCTTCAAAAGAACAACATGATGAAATTAGTAGAAAACTTGGAGAAAGAATTGAAAAGGTAGAAGAAAAGGTAGAATCAATATCTCAGTTTAAATGGAAAGCGGTTGGAGCAATAGCAATAGTTGCATTTTTGATAGGAATTATTCCAACAGTAAGTTCCCTCTTGACACGACCATCTTCTCAGGTTACAATAGAGCAAACAAAATAAAGCACCTTCATAATGGATTTGATTGATTCCAAGTATATTGGACTCGTATCTTCGCGTCTTCAAAAATTCAAAAGGGTTAAGTCGGATCTTTACACATTCCGTTGCCCGATTTGTGGAGATTCCCAGAAGAACAAAAACAAGACAAGGGGATACATTTACCCGGTCAAGAATAATACAAACTTCAAGTGTCATAACTGTGGAGCAAGTTTATCATTCAATAACTTTCTTAAACAGATAGATCCAACTCTTCATAAGCAATATACTCTTGAAAAGTTTAAGGAAGGTCATACTGGTAAGAACTTTGTTGTTGAAGAACCAAAGTTTGAGTTTAAGAAACCTATCTTTAAGAAAAAATTAGATTTACCAAAAGCATCTGATAATCCAATTGCCACACAATATCTTGAAAAAAGACTTTTAAATCCAGAAAAGTTTTATTTTGCTGACAAATTCCAAGAATGGACTAACTCCCAAAAACCCACATTTAGTAGGATCGTGAGAGATGAAAGTCGCATAGTGATACCGCTGTACACTAGAGAAGGTGAAATCTTTGGATTTCAAGGAAGATCTCTAGGACCTAGCAATGTTAAATATATCACAGTGATTTTAGACGAAACTATTCCCAAAGTTTATGGACTAGACGAGGTAAATACAGATGAAACAATCTATGTTACAGAAGGTCCCTTTGATTCAACATTTGTTGAAAATGCCATCGCAATGTGCGGATCGGATATTCTACTCGATAGTCTTAATTTGGGCGACGATATTGTGTATGTTCTTGACAATGAACCTAGAAACAAAGAAATCTGTAATAGGATCTCCAAACTCATCGATGGAGGTAAGAAAGTAGTTATTTGGCCAAAAGCAGTTCAGCAAAAGGATATCAATGATATGGTGCTCGCTGGACTTTCGGTTATGGATGTGTTAAAATTAAATACATACAGAGCACTAGAAGCAAAAATCAAATTCAACGAGTGGAAGAAAGTATGAGTAACGGGACTAAGGTAGTAAAAAGATCTGGAAACACTGAGAATCTAGATCTGAATAAACTTCATATTATGGTTGAGGAAGCATGTAGAGATCTTGCTGGTGTTTCCGCATCACAAGTTGAAATGCAATCTGGTATTCAATTTTATGATGGCATTACAACTGCAGAGATTCAGGAGATTCTGATTCGTTCTGCTTCCGATTTGATTGATCTTGAGCATCCTAATTATCAATTCGTTGCTGCTCGTTTGCTTCTTTTTGCTGTTCGTAAGCAGTTGTTTGGTGGAATGTATGAGTATCCTACTGTTTTACAACATACTCAAAAATGTGTCGAACTAGGTGTATATGATGCAGAGATTCTTTCTCTGTATAATACTGAAGAGTTTGAAAAACTCCAGTCATTTATTGATCATGGTCGTGATTATTTGTTTACTTATGCTGGTCTTCGCCAAGTAGTTGATAAGTATTTGGTCCAAGATCGTAGTAATGGTGCTGTTTATGAAACTCCACAGTTCATGTATTTGCTCATTGCTGCAACTATTTTCTCCAAGTATCCTAAAGAAAATCGTTTAGATTACATTAGAAAGTATTATGACGCAATCTCCAAACACAAAATCAACATTCCAACGCCAATCATGGCAGGAGTTAGAACACCACTTCGTCAATATGCAAGTTGCGTTCTTGTTGATGTTGATGACACCCTCGATAGCATCTTTAGCAGTGATATGGCTATTGGGCGCTATGTTGCTCAAAGGGCAGGTATCGGCATCAATGCTGGTCGCATCCGTGGCATTAACGCTAAAATCAGAGGCGGAGAGGTACAGCACACAGGCGTGGTCCCCTTCCTTAAGAAGTTTGAGGCAACTGTACGGTGCTGCACTCAGAACGGCATCCGAGGTGGTTCTGCTACAGTCCACTTTCCTATCTGGCATCAAGAAATAAGTGATATTCTGGTATTGAAGAATAATAAAGGAACCGAAGATAATCGTGTCCGTAAGTTAGACTATTCTATCCAAATCAGCAAAATCTTCTATGAACGATTCATTCAAAACGGAGAAATTACACTCTTCTCCCCACACGATGTTCCTGGTTTGTATGATGCTTTTGGCACTGATCGATTTGACGACCTTTATGTGGGTTATGAACGAGATACATCTATTCCAAGAAAAACTATTGGTGCTCAAGAACTCTTTCTGGACCTCTTGAAAGAACGCGCAGAAACTGGTCGTTTGTATATTATGAATATTGACCATTGCAATTCCCATAGTTCTTTCCTTGATAAGGTTTCGATGAGTAATCTTTGCCAGGAAATCACACTTCCAACTAAACCAATTAAACATATTGATGATCCTGATGGTGAAATTGCTCTCTGCATCCTTTCTGCTATTAATATTGGTAAAATTAAAGGTACTGAGGATCTTGAAGTTCTTTGTGATCTTGCTGTTAGGAGTCTTGATGAACTCATTGATTTTCAAGGATATCCCGTCAGGGCAGCAGAAATTGCAACCAGGGCCCGCCGTTCACTTGGAGTAGGTTACATTGGTTTGGCACACTATCTTGCCAAGCATGGTGAGCATTATGATGATGCTGGTGCCTGGAAACTGGTTCATGATTTGACTGAGGCATTTCAATATTATCTAATTAAGGCAACCGTAAATCTTGCAAAGGAAAAGGGTGCTTGTGAATATTCTCATCGCACTAAGTATGGTCAAGGTATTCTACCTATTGATACATACAAAAAGGATGTTGATGAACTGGTTCCAAACAATCTCAAATATGATTGGGAAGCACTCAGAGAAGAGGTAAAGCAGTATGGTGTCCGAAACTCCACTCTCTCGGCACAAATGCCCTCAGAGAGCAGTTCTGTCGTCTCCAATGCCACAAACGGCATTGAACCACCTCGTGGATACCTCTCCGTCAAGAAGTCCAAGAAAGGACCTCTCAAACAAATTGTTCCACAGTTTCAAACACTTAAAAACAATTATACGCTTCTTTGGGATATGCCTAGCAATAGTGGGTATATTAATATTGTTGCAGTTATGCAGAAATTCTTCGATCAAGCGATTTCTGGAAACTGGTCCTATAATCCAGAGCATTATGAGAACAATGAAGTTCCTGTTAGCGTAATGGCACAGGATCTTTTGACTACATATAAGTACGGTTGGAAAACCAGTTATTATCAGAATACCTATGATATTAAGACAGATGAAGTGGTAGAATCCAAGACATCTGTTGATGATTTAATTAACGATATTCTAAATTCGGAGGAGGACGATTGTGAGTCTTGTAAGATTTAAAACAAATAGTGAGGAAAAGATTTTGATTAATAATATGACTGTTTTTAATTCTGAAGAAGTGGACACTAAAAGACAACCAATGTTTTTTGGGCAACCACTGGGTATTCAGAGATACGATTCTTACAAGTACCCAATCTTTGAAAAACTCACGACACAACAATTGGGATACTTCTGGAGGCCCGAAGAGGTCTCCTTACAGAAAGATCGTGGAGATTATCAGTCTCTTCGTCCTGAACAAAAACATATTTTTACTTCTAACCTAAAATATCAAGTTATGCTTGATAGTGTCCAAGGTCGTGGACCTGGAATGGCATTTGCTCCCTACTGTTCGCTACCAGAACTGGAAGCGTGTATGAAGGTCTGGGAGTTTATGGAGATGATTCACTCACGCTCCTATACTTATATCATCAAGAATGTATATTCAGATCCTTCGGATGTGTTTGATACCATTCTTAGAGATGAAAGAATTCTCGAACGTGCAGTCAGTGTAACCGAAGCATATAATGATTTTATCAATAGTGCTCAACATTATGGGACTTCTGAACTTTGGAAACATGCCCAAGAATCAGTCCCTTACGCACAGGCAGAAAGGTATGAACTCAAAAGAAAGTTATTCCGAGCAGTTGCAAACGTTAATATTCTTGAAGGTATTCGCTTTTATGTCAGCTTCGCTTGTAGTTTTGCTTTTGGCGAACTCAAACTTATGGAAGGAAGTGCAAAAATAATTGGATTGATTGCTCGTGATGAGAATCAGCATCTGGTTATCACACAAAACATCCTGAATAAGTGGAAGGAAGGTGATGATCCTGAGATGCAAAGAATTTCTCAAGAGGAAGAGCAGTGGGTATATAAGACTTTTGAGAGTGCAGTAAATCAAGAGAAACTTTGGGCAGAGTATCTGTTCAAGGATGGTTCTATGATTGGTCTTAATGATAAACTTCTTCAGCAGTATGTTGAATGGATTGCCAATCGTCGTATGAGAGCAATTGGACTTAAACCTCTCTATGATATTCCAGCAAAGAATAATCCACTTCCTTGGACCGAACATTGGATCTCTTCTAAAGGTCTCCAAGTTGCTCCACAGGAAACGGAAGTTGAAAGTTATATCATCGGTGGAATTAAGCAAGATGTCACAAAAGATTCCTTTGCAGGATTCCAACTTTGACACAGAGGGTCTTTGGACCCTCTTTTTTTATAAATATCATTATATAAAAAAGAAATCGCCAAAATGGAAAGAATTACATCACATCAGGTAGTTGATTTGATGGAGGCATATAAAGCAGTTTATACTCCACAAGTTAATGAAGATTATCTCTGGGAATCATATTTAACCGAAGAATTTATTTCTGAAGCATATCAAACTGTAGCAGATTATCTTGTACATAATGGTTTTGTTCCAGGATATAATACTGCTGAAATTTACATGTCAGAAATGGCAGTAGAGGATATTGATTCAATTCTTTTTGAAACTGGTGTTCTTGACGAACAGTATTTGATGGAAGCAGGTTTCTTTCAAAATGCTGCTAATTCCGTAATTGGTGGTGTTAAGAGAGCAGGATCTGCTGTTGCTGGCGGTGTAAGAAGTGTTGCTAGTGGCGCAGATCGTGCTGTAGGAGGTGCTGTAAGAGCGGGTCAGACTGCAGTTGGCGCTGTTAAAAGAGCAGGAACTGCTGTTGCTGGTGCTGCTCAAAGAGCAGGTCAAACAGTTGCAGGTGCTGCTCAAAGAGCAGGAGGAGCAGTTCAGAGAGCAGTCACTCCAGTTGCTCAAGCAGTTAAAGGAACCGCCCAAAGAGCAGTTTCTGCTGGTCAAAGTGCTTTAAATACTGCTGGACGAGCAGTTCAAGGAGCTGCTCAGGGAGCAGTTCGTGGTGCTACCGCTGCTGGACAAGCTGCAGTTGGTGCTACTCAAAGAGCAGGTCAAGCAGTTGCTGGTGCCGCTCAAAGAGCAGGATCTGCAGTTGCTGGAGCTGCTGGAGCAGCTGGTCGCAAAATCGGTCAAGAAATTGAAATCTCTAGAAAAGTTGGTGCTGGTGAACCATTGAATAAACCAACTGGACAAAGCACAGGTCAATTTGGTAGATATGGAGCACCATCGTCACAAGTAAAAACTCCAGCACCTGCAGCAGCAAAACCAGCAGCACCAGCAGCTGCTACACCAAGACCTTCCGCACCAGCACCATCGGCGGCAAAACCAGCAGCTGCTGCAGGAACACAAAGAACAATTCCATCGGGAACATCAGTTCCTGTAAAACCTGCAACTCCTGCAGCAACAACTGGTAATCCACCACTGAGACCACCTGCATTACCTCCAATTACTGGAAAACCAAGTCTTGCATCACAAAATGCAGAACTTCGTGCAATGCAAGCAGCATCACGCCAACGTCAAGGATTAACTCAAAGTTTTGATCCATTTGATGTTGTATTGGGACACCTAATTGATGAAGGTTATGCTGATACCGAACAGGCAGCACTCCAAATCATGGCAAATATGAGTGAAGAGTGGAGGGAGAATATCCTTATAGATGAGGGATTAATGGATGCTGTTAGTAAAGTTGGTAAAGTTGTTGGTAAAGTAGCTGGTGATGTGAAAGATAGATTAACTGGTAAAAAAGAACTTGTTGGTGGTTCACAAGGATATGTTAGAGTTGGGGGACCATCTAAATCGGGAGATGTTAGAGTAAGTGGTATTGGTCCTGTAGGAACATATGGTAGAAAATATACACCTCAAAGTGGCGATAGACCAACTACGGTAGTGGTTGGGAACAAATAACGATAAACCACTTCCCAAACTGTCCACCAGAGGGTCTCACCACCCTCTTTTTTTATGCTACAATTATTGAGTCCTAAAAAATTAAATCATGTCTCAATTGGTTTCTAAAGTGCTTTCCACTAGCACTGTGAAAATTGCTTTGATCGGTGCTTTCACTACAGTAATTGCTCTTGGAGTCTGTGGTACTATTATCGAAGTAAATGCACCTCAACCTAGTCGAACAGTCCAAGTCAATTAAATAGTGATGAGGAGGGATAATACCCTCCTTTTTTTATAAATAACTTCATACAGAAAAGAAGTTTTATTAAAATGTCTAATCTATCGACACAAGTTTTTGGGGATATGAATTATCTCTATGAGAACATTGCAAATAGAGACGCTCAACAACTTAATGAGAACTCAGATCATTATGATGAAGAATTTACAGAACTTGTAGAAGATATTTTCTATAATATTTCATATTCAATGGCGTCGGAAGGATATTCTGCCAATGGAATTCTCGATTTCTTATCAAAAGCATCAGAGCAAGATATTTTAGAAAAGTATTATGACTGCACTATTTCTGAAGGATTAGTTTCTGAAAATTATATTCTTGAGCAACTTGAAATTATTGATGAGGGTATTGGATCCTTATTCAAAGTTCTTGGTAAGGGAATTGGAATGGGTGCTAAGGCACTCGCAAAAGGTACTGGAACTGCTCTTAAAGGAACTGGAAGAACTCTCTCAGTTGCAACTCAGAGGGCAATGGGTCCAGGAGCAAGGAAAGCAATTAAAGGTGCAGTTACAAAAGTAAAAGATATTGCTAAAGGTGCTAAGGCAGCACTTCCAACTATTGGTAAGGTTGCTGCGGTTGGCGCATTAGGTGCTGGTGCTGGTGCTATAGGATCTAAGATGGCAGGCGCAGGTGATGGTCAAGGACCAACACCAACAGGTGCAAAATCACCAGATGTATCTAATGCCGATTTTATGAAAGGTAGTGCTCTTGCCAAACTTGGTGGTAGAGAAGGTAGAATTAAGGATGGTGAATTCAGAACCATGAGTTGGTCAAAGCAATCCAAAGATAGATATAATCAAGCAAAGAAAGCAGCAACACCTCCACCAGCACCAAAACTTCCTGCTCCAGCTGGTAGCGGTGGTGGAGGCGGAGCATCTTCTTCAACAAAACCAAAAACACCTACAAAACCAGCAGCAAAAGGACCTGCTATCGGAACCACTAAAGATGGGACCAAGTTTGAAAGAAGAACCCCAACTTCAAAAGAGTTGGCAGCATCTAAGGCAGCAGGTGGTGGTGAGGCAGGCATAAAAGCGGCGGTAGCAGCAGGAAAACCAACAACTGGCCCAGAAGCAACGGATGTACAAAAGTCTCAAGCAGGAGTAGATGTTACTGCATATCAGGCAAAGCAAAAGGCAGATTTTGAAAGGAAGCAAAAAGAAGTGGCAGCATCAACACAAAAAGAATCATATGATTTAGTTCTTGAGTATTTGTTCGATTATGGTCATGCAGATACTCTCGCAGAAGCAGAATATCTTATGACTGAACTTGATGAGAGTTTCATTCAATCACTTGTTGAAACCTATCATGCAAATCTTCTTGCAGAAGAAGTTGAAGCATGGGTAAATGAACTTGTAGAAGAAGGATATGATCTTTCTGAATATACTTGGGATGATATGGTTGATTATTATTTTTCTGAAGAAAACAAACCAGAAAAGTGGATTCAGAAAACTGATATGAAAAAAGGTGCTCTTCATGCACAACTTGGAATTCCTCAAGATGAAAAAATTCCAGCAGATGTCCTTGCAAAAGCAGCAAAGGCACCTGGAAAATTAGGAAAAAGGGCAAGATTTGCTCAAACTTTAAAAGGACTTCATTAATAAGATCCTAACATAACTCTAGGGGGCTTGACAAGTCCCCTTTTTTTGTCTAGACTAGGTTTGTCCCGGTTGAAGGATAAATAATAGCTCATAAGATTACTTAATATGAGTTATGAAAACCCTTGGAGATTCAATGGGGAAATTTTTGAGTCTTCTGATATTCAAGATTATTTTGGTTTTGTTTATCATATTCACTGCGGTACAACTGGTCGTAGTTACATTGGTAGAAAATATTTCTGGTCTTACCGCACACCAAAGGGAAAATCTAGAAGAGTTAAACAAGAGTCTGATTGGAAGCAGTATTACGGATCTTGTCCAGAACTCAAAGAAGATATAAAAAAGTATGGCAAAGAGTTTTTCAATAGAGAAATATTAAGTCTTCATAACACAAAAGGTGAGTGTAACTATGAAGAAACAAAGCAACTTTTCCTAAATAATGTGTTGAAAGAGTCTCTTGACAACGGCATTCCAGCGTACTACAATAGCAATATTCTAGGACGCTACATGCGAAAAGATTATGGAAACTTTGGAAAAGACTCTTCGTACATCTCATGATTGGGCAATTGACCGTATTCATTTTCACTGTGAACAAAAAGATTATGAAGATGCTCATGCGATTCAATCGGAATTTAGTGAATGGTTGAATCCAGATATTCCAGAGCATGATATTTTTTCATTAGCATTTATAGGAGAAGAAAATGACTTTAGACCTTCATAACTTTTTTAAGTTTTATGATGATACGAATGCAAATCATGTAGCAGCAGTTCAATGGTTAGAGGATAACCTACCTGCTGAATACATGGACGATTCAGAAACAGATTGGGTACAGATTTTCAGAACTAAACCACCTACTCCAGCAGTATTGGCAGTTCCTTATTTCAATCAAGTAGATAACTATAGAGACGCACATAGGACTTGCAACTCTTCATCATGTGCAATGTGCTTGGAGTTCCTCAAACCAGGATCCCTCAAAGGAGCAAAGGGCGATGATGCCTATGTTCAAAAAGTATTTGCAATTGGTGACTCAACAGATCACGCAGTTCAAACTCGTGTTCTTGAAAGCTATGGTGTTAAGTCACACTTTAGTTACAATCTTTCTTTCACTGATGTTGATAAGAGTTTATCTGCTGGTAAACCTGTCGTTATTGGCATTCTTCACAGGGGTTCTCTTTCTGCACCTACTGGCGGGCACATGGTTGTAGTCATTGGTACTACTCCAGATGGTAAAGGTTATTATATCAATGACCCATATGGTTCATTGAATAATAATTATACTGGTCCTGTAACTGATGGGCACAAGACCATCTATACAAAAGCAGTTCTTAAGCATCGTTGGTGCCCAGGTGGCAACGATGGCTGGGGTCGTATTTTTCACTGATAGGAGATAGAACAATGGCAAAAGTAGATTTACACAATTTCTTTAAGTTTTATGATGAGAAGAACCCTAACCATGTGAAGGGTGTTCAGTGGATGGAAGATCACCTACCCGCAAAATATCTTGAAGATAATGTAGAGTGGGCGGAGATTTTTAGAGGAAAAAAGAATAGTGCTGTAGCAGCACCTGCCGCTGCAGCTCCCGTAACTGGTGGTGATGATGTTCCAATGATGGGCATTAAACTTATTAAGGAGTTTGAAGGATGTAGATTAAATGCTTATCCTGATCCCCTTTCTGGTGGACTTCCAATTACAATTGGTTGGGGTGGTACTCGTAAAAAGGATGGATCTCCATTCCATATGGGAGACAAGATTACTCAAGCAGAAGCAGATGAACTTCTGATTGATGAATGTAAGCATAACTTTCTTCCAGCACTTCGTAAAATTCCTCATTGGGGTGAAATGTCTGATGGTAAAAGAGTGGCACTTCTTTCCTTTGCTTATAATCTTGGTGCTGGTTTCTATGGTGGTGATAACTTTAATACCATTACACGCACACTGAAGAATAAGGAATGGGACAAAGTACCTGATGCTTTATATCTCTACAGAAATCCTGGTTCTAATGTAGAAGCAGGCCTTGCTCGTAGAAGAAAGGCAGAAGGAGAATCTTGGAAAAAGGCATAAATAGTATCAATCATAACTGATTCACTGATCTTAAATGGTCTGAATCTACATAGTCCAATTCACGGTTCCGTGATTTGGTGAATACTTCATCTTAAACAATACTTTTGTTTTTGTTAGTACACATCAAGTCACGGAATTTCTATGTCTTACGCTACGAGGGCGCTTGCTGTAGCGTCTGCTCTTTTAATGGGAGCACCAACAGCAGTATTGGCACACACCAACTCTATCGGATATGTTGGTGATGGTAATGGTGGAGTCACTTTCTGGTATGGTAACTGGCACCCAGGAACCACCTTTACCGAGGGTTCAATGACATTACAAGGTGTAAACGGAAATAGTTTTGCACCTACAACAGTCAATTGGACATTGATACAAAATACAATGCCATCAGGTCTTATTCCTGGTACAAACTATTATACTTCTGATGGAGTAAATTTAGTTCCATATAATACCAATATTCAAACTTCATACACTTGGCAGGGTGTATCTTTCACTGGACTTTCCGCTGGTGATTATCAGTTTACTTATAATCCTATTGCCCAACCAACTGCAAACTGGGCACCAATGGATAGTTTGATTCGTAGCAGCACTGTTACAATCACTGCAGCAGCTCTTTCTGGTGATGCTGATGGAGACGGTATTAATGATTCAACTGGACAAGCAGTAACACCTCCAGCACCTGCAGCACCAACTCAGGTATCAAGTGCTCCTGGTTCTGATATTGTAACCACATCTACAAGCACTGGAACAAGAACTGTAACTGGAAACCCACACAGACATGTGATGGGAACTGATACAGATGGAAATCAAACTGAAACTCACTATACAGATTCTTCAGTAAGAACTATTCCAACCACAACAGTTACTACCACAACAACACCAGTTACTGTTACAACTTGGAGTGATGGTTCTACTACTACCACAAATGGAACTCCAACATCAACATCCGTTACCACTGATGATAATACTGGAACAATTGTTGTTACTCAAACTAATGTAATTGACTGGGTTAAGACTAGAACCTATGATGTTCAGAGAACCGCATATGCTCCTTCTGGTGCAGCACCAACAGTTACTGAAACACATAGATTTGACGCAACTGAGAATAGTGCTCAGCAAAAGGTTAATCATCACATCACA